GCTTGACCCGATTCACGTCCCAAACGCAGAGGCCCAAGTGGGTTGTCTAGGGTAGCGCCTAGATAGGAAACCGAAAGGACATGAGTACCGCATCGCAGGATGTAGTCACATCAGACCTAACCAGATTAACGATCTGCATGGTTGTGACTTGCAAAGGGAAAAAGCCGAGCTGTCTTTAAAATAAGGAGAAGCATGAAGGTCGTACTTGATTCAGTAGAGCAACAACTAGCCAACATAATGGCGATGGATAATGTCAAAGTCAGTGGTGATCTTGGGTATAAATCCAAGAAGCGTGACAACACTAGAAGCCATTATGAAATTTGCCTTGAAGGTTATGGTGCTGAATTAGCGGTAGCGAAATCCTTGAATATTTATCCGAGTTTAGGCAGCGAGTTTAGCAAGATCGATTTAAATCTAAACGGTACGATCAACGTCAAATCAACGCATTATGAAACTGGTCGGTTGTTGGTGCCTGATTATCAGGGCAGAACGACTGATTGGTATATATTAGTGATTGGCAAGATTCCAGAATATCGGATAGCTGGCGTTGCTCATGCCAATGAAGTCTTCAGGAAAGAAAACATCAAAGACCTTGGGAAAGGCCCAGCTTATTCACTGACTCAAGATCAGCTTCATTCCTTCGCAGATTGGGCATCAAATAATAGTAAACAAAAGTGTTGACTTTAGGGTTGGGATCATTAGAATAGGTATCACCAACTAAGGAGAAGAACATGAGTTTACAAGAACAAATCAAAGCAGCCTTCGCAGAATCAGACGCACAGTCTATTGCAAACATTCCCGCTCAAGTTGAGCAGATGAACAAGTTTTTTGATGATCGTAAGGCTGAGATTGAAGATCAGGTTAATCTGAACCGAATCGATAAAATGATTGTTGTTCGGCAGCGATTGATCCGAGAATTTAGCCTTCAGCTATATACCGAAAAACAACACGGCCTAAGCTATCAGATCGAACAAACCGAGAAGCGTACCCGCAACACCCACAAAGCGCGAAACAATAGAATCGCAGCGAAGATGGAAAAGGCTGGGATCACAAGCATTGACGTTGACAACTTCAAAGTGGTTTACGGCAAGAATTTTGAAGGTCATTGGATCATCGACGGCTTTAGCGTAAAAATCGAGGTTATATTTGCTGGCGGTTACAACATTCAGTGCCTACATCACCGAGTTTTAGTCAACATCAAGCCAATTAAGGCGGCGGCTTAGGCCGCAAAGGGGAGAAGATGTTAAGGCCGCATCAAGACAAGGCGATTAACCAGCTAAGGCAATCGATCAGGAAAGGAAATTCCAGATCGGTTTTAGCAGCGCCTTGTAGCTTTGGAAAGACTAGAGTCGCAGTCGAGATACTGAAGAACGTAGCTAAGAACGGCAAGATGGGTATCTTTATTTGTGACCGAGTAAAGCTGGTTGATCAAGCATTAGAAGAATTTGATCGCGCAGGGATTCAAGTAGGGGTCATGCAATCCGATCACTGGCGAACCAATCCTAACGCATCGATTCAGATAGCATCGATTCAGACGCTGGCGAGAAGGCGCTACAAGCCCTTGTTTCACGTTGCAGTCATCGACGAATGCCATGTTCACTACAAGACAACCACTGAGCTGATGGACAACTACAGCAAGTCGGTATTCATTGGTCTAAGTGCTACGCCATATGCTAAAGGATTGGGAAAACACTATTCTGATCTGATTGTTCCGATCACGCCTGAACAGTTACTAGATCAAGGGTATTTATGTCCGGTCAAATACTACGGTGGTCATCACGCGAACCTGAAGGGCGTTAAGAAGAAACGAATCGGCACAGGTGGAACTGACTTTGATCCTAAGTCATTAGCATCAGCGATTGAATCCGATGAAAAGCTGGTCGGTGACATCCTCGAGAACTTTAAACGATTTGGAAAAGGTCAGACCATAGCCTTTAGCCCGTCGATTAAACATAGTCAGAAGCTGGTGGAGATGTTTAGGGAGCAAGGATTCACCGCAGAGCATATCGATGGCTATATGGAACAGGACGAACGTCAGAGCCTGTACGAAAGTCATGATGAAGGTGACTTTCAGATTCTTTCATGTTCACGACTTTTGAACACGGGATACGATGCGCCCAAGGTTCAGACTTTAATCGACTGTTTCCCAACCAAGTCGTTGATCACCTACGTTCAGCGAGCAGGGCGAATAATGAGGACGCATCCCAACAAGGTAGAAGCAATTTATCTCGATCATTCTGGCAACGTTCAAAAGCATGGATTCGCGGAAACGATAGTTCCCGAGACTTTGGATGATGGCGAGAAGAAATACGACGAGCGGATTCTGACTAAAGAAAAGAAAGAACCAGATCTGTCAGTTTGCCCACAATGTTTCCAGCATTTTTTGGTACGATGCGTTTGCGGCTATCAAAGACCACCAAAAGAGATTCTGAAGTCAGACGATCAGGTCTTAAAAGAACTGAAAAAAGCCAACAGGGATTTCAGCGCAGAAGAAAAATCACGTTGGCTTGGTGAGTTCAAATTTTACGCACGTCAGAAGGGCTACAGAGACGGATGGGCCAGTTGGGCCTACAGGTCAAAGTTCGGTGTCTGGCCTAACAAGATTGACCCGCAAACAACGATCCACGTTTCATCAGAAGTGAAGGATCACATCACACACATAAATATAAGAAGGGCGAAAGGTGTTAAAAGACATTCTTCCTAAGTTAGACAAGGTAAAAAAATTAGGTGAACGATGGGTAGCGTGTTGTCCGGTTCACAATGACACGAATCCAAGCATGACCATGAAGGAAGAAGATGGAAAAGTCCTGATGCATTGTTTCGCATGTCAGGCAAACGGTCAGGAAGTGGTAGCTGCGCTAGGATTACCGGCTAGCGTGTTATTCCGAGACTCTAAGCGTCAGGCTATACCCCAGAAGGTTATAGAGGCAGCTAAAGAGGACGCTTATTTCATAGCTATTTTTGAGTCAGAAAAGGCGAAGGGTAGTCGAATAACTCACAACGACTTCAAGCGATACAAGCTGGCAAAGGAAAGAATTAAGTTATTGAAAGCGGTTTAAACAAGAAAAAGGAGAAGAAGATGGAACCAACAAGAATAGAAATGCTTAGAGCGTACATCACGCTATCTAAGATCATGGAGTCTTACGGGCCAGATGATGTTGATGAATTCCACCGTCAGGTAATACCGGATGTCCTGAAGCTGTTAGACAAGCTATCGAGATGCGAATAGTCTATTGGGAAACGAAAACAGACTGTGGCTATGTGACAAGCCTTAAAGACGTAAGGACAGCCATAGGCTTAGGCAAGCACGAACGGATCAAAGAAGATGTCTATACGGATCTGGTCACGATAGACTTCAATCAAAAGAGCGTTGTCAGACTTTTAAACGAGGCAATCACCAAGGGAGCTACTCATGTCAAATTATCCTGAAGGCGCATGGACTGATCGGAATGCGCCGTGGAATGAACTGCGGTGTCCGATGTGCGGCGAATTAGCCGTTAAAATCTTTGGAGTTTATGAGCGGGAAGAATGCACAGAATGTGACTGGGAATATGAAGAAGATGTATAACGTTTTATACGCAATAAGCTGCATCCTGTTCACGTCAGTAGTGATCTTAGCTTTCCCGATTGCCATGTTATTATTCCTGTTAGGATGGATGGCGAATACCTTCAGGGATAAATGCGATGGGCGATATCACACAGCTACACAGAAACGAACTTCTGGAGCATTTGCAGTCTATCCAGAAGGAAGTGATGCAGGGAAAGATCACCTACATTGAGATGCTGATTCAGCGTGAAAATGAAGATTATGTCGAATGGGACTTGCAAGAAGCTGGCGAAAAGTCATATGACACGCAGCATCTGTTAAGCCAGATAGGGATTCTGTATCTCGCAACTCATGGCGTATTCAACGATTTAGTAGAAGGTGAAGATGAAGATTGATCTAAGAAGCAACATCAAAGAAGTATCCAAGGGGTTGACCCGTACACAGAAGAAGCAAATACCGTTTGCGGTTAGCAAGACCTTAAATCAGTTGGCGTTTGAGCTATCCAAGAAGAAAGGAACGGGTGTGCTCGGTAAGGCAACAACGAAGAAGTTTGAGAAGAAAACAGGGAAAGGTGCGACTAAGTTCACGCAGAAGAACTTCTTCTATGATAAGTCATCTAAACGCAGCTTAACGGCTACAGTGTTCTGGGATGATAGTCGAGCTGACTACATGAAGTTCCAAGTGCATGGCGGCACAAGGTTTCCGAACAAACGCGCGATCAGGGTATCGACTAGACATT